AGAAAAAAGAACGAGTAAGAAAGATAGCTACTAATAAAATAGGGCAAAGATCATTGCAAAGTACTGAATTAGAAGATTTTACTGGGTTTAGACGTTTAAATAAAACCAAAAATATGGGAGGTGGCTACAATGCGTGACGGATATGGTGGAGATTCCGATCCTACACCTTCAGGTGGTACAAAGAATCGTTCTGAATACCAAAAGGTTATGAACAGATACAAGAAAGCCAAAGGTAGATGGCAAAATTGGTCTGATATATGGGAAGAGATTTATGATTATGTTTTACCACATAGAGAAAGTTTCTTTGGCGAATATGCTGGTCAAAGACGAACTGAAAACATATATGACGAAACAGCAGTAACTGGACTCCCTAGGTTTGCCTCAAGACTTCAGCTTGGCTTTTTTCCTCCAAATGGTCGAGCATTTAAACTTGCCCCTGGGCCTGAATATCCTTCAGAGCAGATAAATTCACAGTTACTAAAGGAGCTTGATGATATTACAGAGTTGTTACATGAGGGGTTAAGAAATAGTAACTTCAATTCTGAATTTCATGAAGGATTACAAGATCTTGGTATTGGTACAATGAATATGCTTGTTGAATCAGGACGTTTTGTTGGTGATCTCCATTTTACTGCTGTACCACCAAATAACGTGGCACTTTTATCAGGTGCTATGGATCAAGTTACCGATTGGTTTAGATGGAACTATGACTGTGAAATTACTGACATAAAGCATAGATATCCTGATGCCAAGTATAGTAAAGATATGGAGCTTATACAAAAAAGAGATCCACATAGAAAAACTAGAATTATCGAAGCAACTATGTTTGATAGTGATGATAAATTTAAAGATGAATATACATACTATCTTATATCTGAAACAGATAATCACATACTGCAACAAACAAAACTAAAAGGTAAGGGATCACTACCTTGGCTTACAACTAGATGGTCAAAGTCTGGTATGGAGGTATGGGGTAGAGGCCCAGTATTACAAGCAATGCCAGCAATCAAAACATTGAATCTTACAGTTCAGCTTATATTAGAAAATGCTGAAATGGCTATAGGAGGTGCATATGTTTATGACGATGATGGAGTATTTAATCCTGATAATATTACTATACAGCCTGGGACATTTATACCACGAAGCCCTGGGTCAACTTTAGAATCTTTACAAAGTCCAGCACGATTTGATGTTGGTCAACTAATACTGGAGGATATGAGAAGAAATGTCAGGAAGGCTATGTATATTGATGAACTCGATTCAAGAGCAAATGCGAAAACACCATTGTCAGCAACAGAAGTTTCAGAAAGGCTTGCTGACGTGGCAAGAGATATGGGAGCAGTCGCAGGACGAATGCAGAAAGAATTTCTCCACCCATTGGTTGAAAGAATTGTTCATATCTATTCAGAACAAGGTATCTTGGATATACCGAAAGTTGATGGCAGAGAAATCCGAATAGTACCAGTATCTCCATTGCTAAGGGCTCAAGATCAACAAGATGTTGCTGATTTTGTAAGATTTCAACAAACAGTATCAGGAACATTTGGGCCTGATATAACACCAGCATTATATAATCAGGAACAGGTTATAAGATATCTTGCATCTAAGTTTGGTGTAAAAGAAGAATTATTGGCTAGTAAAGATGAAGTACAAGGGAACATTGACATGGCATTACAATTAATGCAACAACAACGAGGACAATAATGAAAAAGGAAAAAGTCAATGCATCTGTCGATGGTAGAAGTTATACTGCTGAAGTTGAAGCTGATCTTAATAATAAAGCCTATGCTCTTTTTGGTTCAGGGATTGGCAAACTGTTCCTTCAGTATTTGGAAAACATCACAACGGGCAACATTCATGGTGCTGGAGTACAAATCGAAAGTCTTGCTCACTTTGAAGGTCAGAGGTGGGTCGTGGCACTCATCAAACACAGGACGGAACTAGGGAGGAAAAATGGCGAGCAAACCAACCAATCCTAAACTATATGCAAGAGCAAAAGCAATCGTAAAAGCTAGAGTTAAAAAATGGCCATCAGCATATGCTAGTGGGCAACTTGTTCGTTTATATAAGAAAATGGGTGGTAAATATAGGTCAGCATGAGTCTTACTAAGTGGTTCAATGAAAAGTGGGTAGACATATCCACAAAAAAAGATGGAAAGCACCCTAAGTGTGGCAGAACTATGGGTGATGGTAGAAAATATCCTAAATGTGTGCCATCATCTAAAGCAGCTAGAATGAGTGTAAAAGAAAAAAGACAAGCTGTTGCAAGAAAGAGAAAGACAAACCCTGAGAGTGGTGGTAAAAAACCAACTTATGCAAGGACGTAGATCATGGCAAAAACACCAGCATGGCAAAGAAAAGAAGGTAAAAATCCAAGTGGAGGACTCAATGCCAAAGGTAGAGCAAGTCTACGTCGTCAAGGGAAGAATATCAAACGTCCAGTTTCTGCGAAAGAAGCAA